GACTAGCACAAACAGTTATATAATGGAATTAACATTAATTGATAATGCCAGTGGGACTCTACACTAGGAAAGGTAAAAATGGAAGAACGATGTATTTTAGGAATGGTAAGCTCATCAGCAAGGCATCCTATAGTGCCTCACGCAATCGTAAGCGTTCAACCAGGAAAGGTCAACCTCGTAAAGGTGCTAGAAGGGCCTATTCACCAACCAGAAAGAGATCTACTGGCAATCCTAATAGGAGAAAATATATGAAAGCAGTCCCACACCCTAGTATTACTGGCATGGCTTCAGGCCTTGCCATAGCAGCATATCTAAACGCTGGAGAAACCGTTACAGGTTCTTTTGGTAAAACTTCAGTTACTGAGGGAGTGATAAAAGATATTACAGACGGTCAATTAGGAACCGCATTCAGTACCCTTTCAGGTAACGCAATCGATATGATTGGTAGCGATGCTGGAAGGAAAACATTAGTTACTGCTGGACTAGTTGCAATGCTTGGAGCATTTGCACGTAAGCAGTTTCCACAACTAAAACTCGGAGGAAGTAAACTTTACTTCAGAATATAAAATGGCAGTAACAACAATAACTAGGACTTTTGACGCCACGCCCACAGATAAAGAATATTTTTCTTTAACTGACAATATGAACAGTAGCAACCTCGGTAATATCCAGGTTCCACAAGGATCAACCAGAATATCCAGGGTCGACTGTGCCTTTGATGTATTCAATGCAAAAGGGGCGCAAATTGCCTGTCGTTTACTGGGTTCTAATATGTCAGAACAGAATTTCACCATATGGGGTGCAGCTGGAGATACCGCGGATGCTGGAGCTTTCAACGGTTATCAATCCATTCCTGTTGCATTCCCTTTAGCTGGAGTAAACAACATTGATCTACAGGTTGCGGTACAATTTTCCTCGGGCGGTTCCGCAACTGCTAGCGGTGGATCTGTTACTCTATATTTTGAATGATCCGTTGAATGGCTAAAACGCAGATAGGCAGTAATGCCCAGTTCATAGGGGCTAGTCCAGTTAGTTTAAACTATATTGGTAATAGGATCTATGGAATATCGGGAGCTGTCGGGGTTGTTAATAGTGAAACCACCGTTGCCGAATGGACCACAGGTGGACAAACTTTAGATGCTAAACTCCAACTACTCTATATCCAGGTAAACTCCAACGATCAAATGGAGTGGCAAGTCTACCTTAATGGTATTTTAATTGCCGGAGCTAAAGATCATGGCCCCGCCTATTACATAGAGTTTAATTATCCTTTAATATTAGTTCTTCCACCATATAGTACTTTAAAAATCACTGCGGAAAATGTAAGTAGTGCCACTGAACGCAATATGGGAGCTTTACTAACTGCAAAGGTTCTAGCATGACATGACCCTTGCCGCGTCTAAATCAGTCTCCAGGGCTAAGGATGGTAAGATCTACGGTTGGTCTGGATCTAATGCTTTAACTTCTGGAGCTGTTACCCTTCTGAATTATACAAACCCTTCAGCATTTTATTTAACCAGGGTAACTTTAGGTGTGGACTGGAGTTCTATTTCTGCTGGAGAGATTCTAAGTTATTCGATCAATATAGATGGTACCGCTTTATTCGTTGAAAAATTCGTAGTTCTGATTAATAATATTGGTCTGCAACCTAAAATGTATGAATTCATAGTACCGCCAAATTCAACAGTTAAGATCCAAGCGACGGAGAGCGCCAATAATGGGTCTATTTCGTGTATTCTGACAGGGTATCGAGTCTGATGGTTAAGAAACCAGACCTCCCTGAGATTAACTGGGAACTTATCACCCCTGAATTAATCAAAGCATTTACTCCATTTATCCAGGCTATTGCCTGGTTGGGATTATCCAAAATTGATAAACGAGTCAATGCTATGAATAATCTGATCGCTATTGCGGAGGTTGTCCCCGCCGTTGATCTGAATTTACCCAGGGGTATTGTCCTGGCTGCAATGTATGACAAAACCACAGACGCACTAAAAATGATGGCTGATCTATTGGATGTTTTGGAAGATATACCAGAAAATTTAAAAAACTTAATTAAGGATATGATAGACGAAGCTAAAGCATCAGCAACGGACTTTCTTGACCCAGTAACGGAAGCATCACACGATTTCCAAACCGCATTAAAGGATTGTAGGAATAACGCAAGGGAGAAAATACCTGGTGGTAAACTTGGATATGTAGCCCTGGGTCCGGCATGGATTGTATCTTGTATGCTCCAGAAAGGTTATTCAATTAGTACCAATTATGTAAAGGATAAATTATATGACTGATCAACTATTTTTTTTGGTTTGGTTTCTGAGCTTTGGATTATACCTGATAATTTACACCTGGTGGATACCGCTAAAAACTCAAAAAAAAATAGAGTCCTGGTTGAAGAGTAGCGAATCTGACGCGACTCTGTTAATGTCTTTAGATGTGATCACTAAAAAAATCAGAGAACAGATGTTAATTGATTTTGAGGAATTTATGCTGCCACAAGCTAGAGAGAGTTTTCAAAAGTTTTGGACTGGAGCAATGGGTCATGCTGCTAAAGAATTGAAAAACTCCGACCAGGGTAATCTTTCTCTGATGCATAGTATCACCAAGGAATTAGAAAACCAACCGTATTATATACAAATGCTAGGGGCCAAATTATTACCGATCATCACTGAAGCAGCCAAAAAGCAGCCAATTGGCAAAGGTGTTGCGGAGATTGGCATGGGATTGCAGAAATAAGGCACATAGAAGGCACAGCAGCGCGCCAAACTCCCTTTTAATACCCAATGCTACCCCACCTCATCCTCAACCCCTTCCCGTCCTTCTAAACAAAAGTGACTGTAAAGCCTATGTTAAAGATTCTTAATGACCTTTTGACAATCGAAACAGATTGTTAAGTCATCATTGAACCTATCAGTGCGCAAGTGGTCCACATTGCGTAGGCAGATATTATTTTTAGTCTTACAATGTGTGCAGCCCCATGAATCAACATAGCCCCCGAACATAGGGATCTTATCAATAATGGACATCTTCTTTTCACACTTGAAACATCTTCGTTCTTCTAGAAGTTTCTTTTGCTTATCAGTGAAACCCATTCGGTCTGTTTGTTTGGAGCTCACGGAAACAATACCTCTAACCAATATGCACCAGTATCGAACCTGGTTAACTGCCATTCTGATTTCTCATAGTGCTGTTTTAATTCCTTTTGAAACTTGCCTTTTTCAACTGACATTTTTATAACTTCATTAAGTTGTTTCATCAGTTGTTTAGCACTCTGGCATTTGGTTTGCCAGTTGCACTCTATGGTCTGTCCTTTAAGCTCTGCTTCTTTCTTATCCCTATCAACTACGTTGTCAGGTAAAGGAGGGAGACTATCATAGGAGGGGTGATAGGAAAGAGATATAGGAAAAGACATCTTCTCACCATACTGCTCCGTCTCTACGATCTTGCCTGGTCCCGTAAATCGGAACCTGGCATCCATGCCAGGTGGCACTTCCCGCATAACAGGAATGCTACCAAAACTAAACTTATTGTCTAAGCTCATCAGTGAACTTACCGTGTTTTAGTATTTAATAATTTTGACTAGCACAAACAGTTATATAATGGAA